GCGATTCGCAGTCAGGCGATTGTGCTTGCTGTAAATGAACTGATGAATCCAGGACGTGTTACGAGGATCGCCCCACTCGGTACGAACCGTCGTGTCTAGCTGCCCTATTTTACCTGACTGCGAATCGCCCATCAGATACTTACCGAAGGCGTTGTGAACACATAGCGGTCGCCAGTAACCGGTGGCAGAGGATGACATCTCATGCCACTCACCCGTGGTGCAGTCGTACACAATGGTTCTAGCTGCTACAGGGAAGGTGAAGGCCACAAAGAGATGCCCGCCAATGGCGTAAGCCAGTCCATAAGAGCCGGTCGCATCGATGCTCTCTAAAACGCACTCGATACCGTGATTTGAAATTCTGACCGGCGTCTGGCCGTTCAATCTCCTGATCGTGCGATCGTTAGCCAACCAGAAAAACGTGTTGTCCTGAATGACCGTGCAGTAAGCCGCTCCCGGCAACATGCCGATCTGCATATATCCGTCAGGCGCATTGGAGAAAGGCGATCCTACCGTGCTTGAGCCACCGGTATTGATATAGAACTCAGAGGTTCGCTCACCTAAAATCGAGATCGTGCGATTCTGAATGCACATCCCGACAAAGTTGTCGGTGCCAAATTCCCTAGGGAACACATTCCCATTGGTAAAGGTGATCGGACCAGTACCAGAAACAATCTGGCCATCATCATTGAAGAACTCGCGCCCATTGAGCGCGAGAAATACGATGAAGCTATCGATGAACCCTAGATCAATCGCACCGAAGGCTGTAAAGCCTGGGTCTGTCAATTGAGCGAAGCCGTTGACCACCGTATAGGTGTAGGCCACGTTCGTCCCAGGAATGAGAATGATCAGACACTGCGTGTTGTCCGTCATCCTCACCAAACCGGTACCTGCGATCCCTGTACCGATCGAGGCTATCGTGCCGATGCTCGATATCGAATAGAGCGTCTGGCCGATGACCGCGTATTCAACGCCTGCCATCATCCACATGCCACGCACGGCATTGACAGTACTGTCGCTCGCGAACGAACTGATCCCAGGCGCGCGCCTTAAGATTACCGGTGTCGGGGTGTCTTGTTTTGCATCAGGGATTGCGCCAAAGCCAGGGCCGGTAAGGGATCCGTTTTCAGCGAAGCAATTGACTAGCCGTCTAACACTCGCGCGCAAATCCCCTGACTGGTAGGAGCCAGTCGGTATGGGAACCTGAACCTGCACTTAGTTCCAGCCAGTACCGTTAAAGAGTCCTTGCGGCCGTGGCATCTCGGACATGTCGGCTTCGCTGTATTTGAGAGCGCGCTTGACGAGGCGCGTATTGGCCTGCCCTATCTCAGCCAGAAGCAGTTGACTCAACTCAATGCCGTAGTGCGCGGCAAGAGAGGCGCAAAGCATGTACTTAACCGGCCCCACGTCTTGGGCTTGCAGCGGTGATGTCGCAGCCATATTCGTTTGCGGATACCAGCCGAGGTGGATGCCATCAGCGGCCATGCTCGCCAACATGTCATTCAGCACATTGAGGCCGGTGACTCCTTGTTCGGGACTTGGCGAATCAGATTCAGAGATGACATTGCACTTCAAGAATGCATAGCTCACCAATTCAAGATTGGTGGCACTCACAGCGCGACCTTTTCAGGAAGCACGGTGTACTTCGCGAGATCCTGAGTCGAATAGCCGGCGATGCGCTCTAAGTACTTGCCCAAATGACCTGGGTAGTCTTTGTTTGCGGCGTGGTGATTCACTTCCAAGTCAGGTCGAACCCAAACCTTCTCGCCCATCTTCCACCAGCGCATACAAGCGGCTGTATCTTCCCCTCGCCACTCATCATCGATGATCCCGTGCGAGAACATGTCGAAATGCGGGTTTGAAGCCTCACCACAGCACAGTTCAGGATGATTTTTCATCATCCGATTCACCGCTTCACGCGTAACTTTCAAAAAACCCGCGGGGACCACCAAAGCCTCGAGACAGCCATCATCACGGACCGCGGCGATGCCCTCCTCCACTTCATTGAGGCCGCCCATGTAGTGTTCTTCGTCATGCTTGTACCGATAAGTACCAGCTACCATGCCGCCATCGGTCTCGATCAGTTTTACCGCATGCCCAGGCGTCCAAGAGATATCCTGATCGATGAACACAATCACGGTTGCGTCTTTGCGAAGCGCGGTATGCAGCAAAATCGCGCGAGAGGCTGAAATATAGGGTAGTCCGCGCTGGTAAATGACTTCAGAGGCCCACCCGGAGGCTTTCAGAAAAGGGATTTCGTCTTGAAACGCCTTCTCGGTCTGCGGATACGGATCTTTCGGGTATACGGGAACGCAAAAGACGACCTTCTTGGATCGATTCGTGCGTCCCATTCTCCAGCCAACGTCAATTATGTGGTCGGTACTCACGCGGCTTTTCTCAATTCTGGAGGCACAGGGGTTGAGGACTCACTGCCGCCAGGTCGGCGCAGCAAGTACTCGTGATAATTGCCTGGATAGGCCTTTTCGGTCGTGTGATGCGCGATGTTTAAGGTGGGAATCAGCCAGATTTCACCGCCAATTTCAGTCCATCTCCGGCCGAAAGCCGCGTCTTCACCCCACCACTCGCCCTTGTGAGCTCCGTGCTGGAATAGATCGACGCCGGGATTGCAGGGCTCGCCGTAAACAAGTTCAGGGAAAGACTTCATGATCTGATTCACTGCCTGACGCGTGACTTTCAGGAAACCGGCAGGGCCCCACGCCATTTTGATGCAGCCATCATCCCGAACTGTCGGATACGTCGTCGTCTGACAGCCCATGTACTCTTCTTCGTCCTTTTTGAACCGATAGGTGCCCATCACCACATCGCCCTTGGTTTCAATGAGCGTCAACAGATCCTTCGGATCCCAGGAAACGTCGTGATCGATGAAAACGATGATGGTGGCTTTGGCATCGAGCGCCTTCCGCAGCATGGTTGCGCGGGCCGCCGAGATGTAGGGGCACCCAATCTCATGCACCAGCTCGTGCGCCCAGCCAGCAGCGTCTAATACCGGCACAGATGCCTTCAATGCCTCAATGGTCTGTGGGTACGGCCGCGTCAAGGTGGGTATGCAAAAAACGACTTTGGGCTTCACTTAACGCCAACTCCAAATAAGTTGTGCTGCTCGAACCGCTTTACCGCAACTTTGGAAAAACCGGCCGCAGACATGGCTGACTGCAAGGTCTCTTGAATGAACCCGGTGCGGTGCGCCATGTAAGGATTGACCTCAAGGTATTTGCGAAAGCCATAGAAAAGATCAGCGGCTCTCACCGTTCCCGCCGGGGATTCGTACAGAACGTTCTCATTGGGCTCAAGGCCCCCAAGATCTGGAACGAAAATCATCACGTGGCCACCGTCTTTCAACACTCGTCTGAAGCCCTCAAGACAAGGGCCCACCCGATGCGGAAGTAAATGTTCCAAACAATGCGAGCTGTAGACCACATCGAATGGTCCGATATCGGGAAGCTCAGACATGTCGGCCACGATGTCAGGCCTAACTTCAGGATCGATGTCTAATCGAACCTCGCGAAATTCATAAGGGAAGTAGCCGGGAAGTGACTCCCGGCTACACCCAACGTGAAGGATCTCCTTCAGACCCAAATCCCCAAGCCCTGCAGTGTCGCCGTCACCTCAGCCGCCCATGCCGCCAAAGCGCTACCCACAGTGATGTTGGTAGAGATCGATACCCAGGATGATTGATGGAAAGAGGCCGTGCTTGAACGGATCGCCACAGGCGCAGCTCCGTAGAAAGCGGTTTTCGACCCGGTAGCGCAAACCAGCGTGCCATCAGTGCCGCCGTCGCCTAAAAGATTGACTGCCATGAAAATTACTCCTTAGGTTCCGACAACACGAACGCCGAGTTCCTGATAAGCGACCGTTTCACCTGAAATCGTATCCAGGCGCAGCGGCATCAAATCATTGTCGGTGTCGTAGGTTTGAATGACGCGGATCGAAAATCCGTCGTACTGTTCTTGCCCGTAGAACTTCACTACCGGTGAAACATCGGTCAGAGGCACGCACGCAAAGAGGATTGCATCCTTATGCATGGCGAGCGACTGAGAGTAGGCAATACCACCGCCTGCAGCGGCTGTGATCGCACCGCTTTGCGCGGTTTTCACAGCTACGCCAGCGGCCGGCAATGCAGAGACGTTCTGATACGCGCCACCCGAAATCGGGCAAGGCGAGATCACCGGCGAGATCGCACCGGTCGTGTCAGAAATCGTCGTCACCACGACGAACTGCTTCAGGCGATTCAAGGAAACCTTCGTTTCCGGATCAACATCATTCACGCCCGTAACCGTGAACACATCACCGGCATTCAAGGTCGTGCCGCCCGACGCCCAGCCGGTCATCGGCATGGTGGTAGTCGCCGTGTAGGTATTGCCTACACCGGTTGAACCCACAGTCGTACCGGCAGAGATCACGGGGGTCGAGGTGCCGTAAACGCCGGTCGTATAACCGCCCATTTTTGGCTCTCGTACCGCGGCAAAGCCCAACACGCGGGAGGCAATCATGCCCTCGCGCCACTGATCGGAGATATCGATCTGTGAGTTGAACAAAGCCGAGTTGCTTGAGATCCAGTCCGTTTCATGCACTGGGCTCGTGAGCAACGTTCTGACATCCTCACCCGTGGGTGCAAGGGTTTCAGTTAGGAACTGATTCGCTTGCTGGATGTTCAAGAAGGTAATCGTCGCCGCCGTGGTTCCCAAGTTGCCTACGTTCTTCGCGAACTGGTTGGCGAGTGCCGTGACGTTCGCGTTGATACCGGAGGCAATACGCGTAGAGGCCGGATTGATGATCTGCTCCTCGAAGTCCCCGATGCTGAACTGGCGCTCAACAGAGGAGAGATTCACATCGACGCCGTTTTGCTGGTTCAGCGTCAACGTTGCGGAACGTTGTACGAGATTCTGCGCCGACATGGTGGCACCGGTGCGCAGGTTGAATTGAAACGGCATCCGCACCAGGTAAGAAGTGCCGATCGGTACGCCGTCGATTTTCGCTCCAATCGCAGACTCATAATTGCGATTGCAGGCCATTGCCGCTTGCGCCTTGCTGTGAAGCTTGACGAGCGACTTACGCGCTACCCATGTAGCGGTTAAAAAGCTATTAGGCATGTGATTTCCTCAAAAAATGATGTTGGGTCAAGGCCTCCGGCGCCTGTCCGCCATCGCTTTGCGCTCGCGCGCTACGAAGTCGGCAATCGACCCGCCTTCTTGGGGAGCGATGGCTCCTTTGGATGGGGTCGGCGGTTCCGGGGCGTTACTGATCTGCTTTTGAGGTTTTGGCAGTTTCAATTCAGCTTCGATACGGCCTATTGCCGCACCTTGCTCAATGGGAGATTGCCTCGCGATGCGCGCGGCCTTCTCAGGATTTTTACCCAAGTGATACATGATCTGCGGACCCAAATCGGATTTGACCACCAGTGCGGCTGCATCCTTATCGAGTTGCGGAAGTGCGGGATTGCCTAAAACGACTTTGACATCCGGCGTCGCTTTCGCAAAAGCGTCCATCCGTTGTTCAAACTTCGCTCTCGTATCCTGCACCGATGCGGTGTTTCGCTCCGACTCCAAAGCCTGTTTGACGCCAGCTTGAATCTGCTTCTGGGTGTAGGCGCTCATGGCCTGCGTCCATTTGTCAGTGTCGTACTGGCAACTTTCGAGCGTCGGGGCGGTGCTGATCTCAGCTACAGGAGCAGGCGTTTCCACCTTTCCTGGCTGACTCCAAGCCGCTTCTCTGTAATCGATGAATTTCTTGAGTGCGTTCCTTTCCGCTACCAATTCCTCAATGCGTTCTCGTGCGCTCCCTTTAGGAGGCGCTTCAGGTGCAGGTTCGTCTGCGGCGGGCGGTGTCGAATCCGCTTGAACGACAACATCACTTTCTGGTTCGGGTGGTGACCCCGTTTCCGGTTCGACCGGAGGCGTTACAGGAGTTTCAGCAGCAACGGCTGCCGGCGGTTGGAAACCCTTGTCGTAATTCGTTAGTTCTTCGAGCGTAAATGAATCAGCCATAAGACCTCACACGGCGTGCGTGCCGCGAAACGTTATTGAAGCGGAATGACCTGTGCGCCAGGTGCAGCGGGAATATTGGGACTCAAAGGGGCGCCGGCCTGTGCTTGAGCGGCAGCCGCCGCGGCAATGGCTTGCGGTAATGTCATGCCAAGATCGAGAGCCGCTTTGACGTTCGCCAAATGCTGGCCGGCGACCTTGGTCACATGTTCCTCGATGTACACATCGCCTGAAGATGCTTTGCTAGCCTCGATATGCGCCTCTGCAATTCCTTTTGCGGCCTTGCTTTGCTGGATCTGCAACTGCGCGACCTGCATCGGATTGGGCGGTGGCGGTGGCCCCATTGCGGCTTTCTCAGCCTCTGTCGGCTCAATGGTGCCCTTCGCGATCAGCATCTTTCGCAAGCGGCGCGTCATCTCTTCGGAATCTGGCGTATCAATCGCTTTGGTGATCAGATCCGGAATCGTCTCGGCAAGTCCTGGGACAGACCCAGCCGCATCCAACAAGGTCGCAAGAGATTCCTGTCGTGCTGTCTGGTACGAAGGCCCTAAGGTGATGTCGCAGTCGTAGGAGCCTTCCTTCAAATCGTTCATCAGCTCGCCGGTGTCTTTCTGGCCGTTGACCGTCACCAGCTTATCGACGCCATCAACGCCGATGATTCTCACAACACGCTCGGTGTCGTAAATCGTCGGGATCATGTCGATTGACATCGAGGCGAGAAGTTTCAACGCCAACCCGTAGTTCGAGATGAACTCATGGCTTCCCAAATCGGAACGGCGCGTATGGGTCACAAGCGCCTTACCCGATACGCGGTTCATATCATCGGCATTGCCCAAGGCAGGATCGAAGTAACCCGTTGTGGCCTGGATGTCCTGCGCGGCCTTCTGGGCCATCGCAATCGCACCCGCTGGAACATCGATCGGCGCTTCACGAAACGGCATGCCATTGTTCGGTGCGTCCTTATCGACGTTGTACGGCATGTAAATTCTTGGAGCTGTGTTCGAGGAGTTCCACAGATCTTCGAACCCTACGATCATTTTCGGCGTCACGAAATAACGCGCTTTCGGAACCAAGGCAGAACGCTCTAGCGCATCGCTTGATTGGAAGTTGTAGGCCTTCTGTGCGTCCTTGGAATGGCGAATCAAGGACTGCAATTTCTGCTTGCCTTCGATATTGATGTACCGGCCTGGCATTCTTACGATCGGAACGCGCTTCCAGTCATACTCGATCGGGCCTTTCAAAATATTGGCCCCATCGCACTTCGCATAGCGGATTTTGTAGCTGCGCACGCTTCGGACTCGCATCACGGTTGCAGCTTCTTGTTTCGTTCTGGCGAGGTGTTCCTCTACCGCCTTTTCCTTCTTCGTATAGTCGATCACCCGACCATCAGAGAGAAGCGCAATCTCTTTCTCAAACGCGAAGCGTTCAAAGTAATTCACGACTCGTATCTGGCCGTCCGTATACCAGCCTAAAGAGTCTCGCGACATGTCGAAGGTCGATGGGGTTTGATCAGGATATTCGGCCTTGTATTTCTCTGTCGAAATCCTCCCGCCTTCCATCGCCCACTGCGCATCAGCACCACAAGGGTCAGTTGATTCAGGGTCTCTTACGACGGTCAAGGGATTTGGAATCCACTGAATCCTTAAAACCTGATCGAAGCTGTTATCAGCCTCCCACTCAGGCATCAGCATCATTTCGCCATAACCACCGGCGACCGATTGCTTGTAGGTCTCGGCATAGATTTCCTCTGCGCGAGAGTCCTGCTCAATACAACGCCACAGGCCACCGTAAATATCGGCAACGGCTTGGGAGCCATCCTTGATCGGCCTGACCTTGATCGCTGGAGCTGTCTGTCTTTGATCCCCCAAAACCATGTTGACCGGCTGCAATACCCGGTTGAACGTGTACGATGGGCGGCCGCGGCGAAGCGATATGACGATCGGATCCCACTGGCAGAAATCTTCCGAATCAAATACGAAAGACATGTCCTCAGTGTGAAGACGCCTATTCTCTGCATCCGCCGACTCGCCCTTCTGCGCCCGAAGTTTGATCTCGGTTACAAGATCTCCCTTTTCCGCCTCCGACATCGAGACGAAGCCCGGCTGATCTTCTTCCTTCATCCTGCCCACACGCTATTCACATTCACCTTCCACCAATTCTTTGATCGCTCCGTGGGTTCGCAGATTTCCCGGTCAAGCCCTGACATGATCAGATAGCGCATCGCATCCATTAAGTGATCATTGGACTTCACGACACGTCCTTTCTCATCGCGGCGGTAGAGACGGTATTCAGCCAATAGATTGGCGCAATTGCGGAAGACTTTGATTTGTCCTGCTCCCAGCATTTCCCAGCATTTATAGATTCCTGCCTCCACCGCGTTGTCGGCAAAATCCAGGTCCAATCCCAGATCGCGGTAGATATCGATGAGCGCGGAACCGTCTTTTTGGCTTCGGCCTCGAGCTGCCGGGTCCACAACAAAGGGGACCCACTTGCCGCGTTGGTGAATAGAGAAAACAATTTGGCTTGGTTCAGTCTTCGCTCGGTACAATTCGTCATAGAGATATACGCATCCGGTGTCGCGATCGTGAGCCGCCCAAACAGCCGCCGTTCTATTCCAACCCACATCCAAGGCGGCACAGCGCGGCCAGTGCTTGGGTAATTCAAACGGGGTGACGGTGAAGTCAGTTTCCGGCACGGTATAAATGGCGCCGGCCCCGAGTTGGGGTATCCCCTTCGATCTTGAATCGCGCTGCCACGGTGGTACCGCGGCAAGCATCGTTTCTTTTTGCGCAGCCGTGAGGTGAGCCGAGTCATCCCAGCTCACAAAAAAAGCCGCTTTCATTTAATTGACGGTCGGCTGCAATTCGGGGAGAAAGGACAGCATCAATTCCGTCAAGCCTAAAAGCGGCGTAGCCGTCAAATACACGATGCCATTGGTCGTCATCGTGCGAAGCAAGCATTCGGTGTAAATGTCGATCGGGCACTCCTCATCGAGCCATACCACATGCTGAGAGGTTCCCTGGAACGCCTGGCGCCCCTGGTCATATGATTTGAAATGCAGGTTCGATGTCCCACCCACATGCTTGACCCTGACCGCTTCAACACAGTCAGAGAGACCGTGCTTGACTGAGGTGTTGATGATCAAGTCCCCTGGGATCATGCCGGTACCCTCATCGCCCGCATCTCCAGGGGGCCCAAGAAGTTCCTTCTGCAAAATGTCCCTGACAGTTCGAGCGGTATCTCCTGCGCACCAGGCATCCACTGGATCTTCAAAGCGCTTACCGCGCCACCAGCGCGGATATTTTCCGGTCAGATGGCAGGTCGTCTCATAAGCTCCGGCGAGAGTCTTGCCCGACCGGTTACCGCCAAGGAGAGCCCTTTCATTGAACTCATCGCCGGCAGCGAAGAACAAAACATGCTTGATGTAGAGTTCCCGACGGTATTGCCCCTCATCCGGGTAAAGCGACTTAATTCTGTTGCGCGCGCTTCGGCGTTTCTTCTCCTCCAGCAAGTTCAGCAATTCGAGCTTCGCGGCGCGCGATATCGATTCGTCTGGGGTTTGCGGGGAGTTCTGGGACAATACTGACGACTCGCTCATCTCCTCGAAGCTTGGCGATTCGTCTATCGAGTTCTGCATCGGATAGTTTCATCTCGTGAGTGTTTTCTATCTTTAGGCGATCCGAGTACTGTTCGTTCTTCGCTTTCAAAACTGCGAGAATGAGTTTGTCGTTACCCTTGCCGGCCGAGTGAATGGCCTTGTCTTCAAAGGTCAAGATCGCAAGCGTCGTCGCTTTTTTCATATCCGCGGCGAAGGCTTGGTTTGTTTCAAGTTCGCGGTAATAGGCGGCCGCCGAAACATTCACCGTCGCGCGTGCGCCGTGAAGGTCACCGGAATTGACGAACTCATCTATCAGCACGGAACGGATGTCATCCGTCCACTTGAAATCATTGATCAGCCGGCGCTTCTCAGCCTCCGGAGGATCGGGGGGCAGTTTCTGATCGCAGGCCTGGCAGGCTGAGGTCGATACAAATCGTGGCGCCCTATGGCCGTGTTTGCAGGTCTTGCCGTTGTAGTAGTGCTTTAAGCCCCTGGTGCGAGCTTCGGAGCGGGAGACAAAATCATGCTGCATCGACGCTCATCGATTGCGGTTCCAAGATCCCTACATCGGCCCTTGAGTCTGAAAGCCAGTACGCTGACTGTTCCGGAATCACCAGAAGCGTCGCGCCTTCGTATTCAAACTCAACCCCGGACCGCCAGCCGAACTCGATCACATCCCCGACCTTCACTCGCATGGGACGGATAACCCCTACCTCCGGACCGTCCTCAAACCAAGTCACTTCATCCGCACGTTCCGGGTTTTTCCGGTAAGGCAGCTTGCGTCTCATGCGCCGGCCGGGACCTACCGCAATCACCGTACCCTTGCGTAACCTAATGCCGGCGACGTACAGGAATGCATGCTGGTACTCGATCGGCCGCACACAGATCAAATCCCGAAGAGGCTTGATCATTCGACCGCCAACAAATCAGACTCACGCACGATCCAGATCCTTACTCCTGAATAAATGCCCTCGACCGCATTGCCCTGTTTGATCCGCACCACATCCCCAACCTTGACCTCCATGGGGGCCGAGGAGCCATCGGGTAAGGGTCTGCCGGGACCGGCCGCCATAATCCGGCCCCTGAAGGCCATACGAGGATCCAAGGTCTGCACCAGCCCATCCAGGGACTCAGGACGAATCACACACAACTCCCCCAACGGGGTCGGATAGATCATGAGGTGGTCGCGATCCCAACAAGCTCAATGATCACGATCTGCTGTACCGTGATGGAACCGGAGGCCGCATTCGTGTCAGGAATGACCGCCGTGATCTTCACCTGGAAATTCTCCCGCCCATACCACTGGCGGGTCAGTTGCAGGACAGTCCCCAGGATCTGCAAGATCTGACTGGTCCCCGTGGGGGTCACCGAAGTTGGTCCAACCACCACTTGGGCTGAATCCAGAGAATCGATCCGATATGAAATCGAACTCGGCTGGGCGGGAACCGCCGCGGAGGTTAAGAACGTCATCTGCAACAGCACGTCCTGCCCGGCATAGGAGGTCTTACGAGGGTAGGGAAGCTCTGGTAACCCTTGTGGCCACGCCGGTCCTCGCGCCATTACCCTAGCGGTCCTATGAAGGCCACGTTGATCGCACCGACCATGAGCACGACGAGAATCATTTCTTCCCCTTCTTCTTGATCACCCTATCGGCCCTCTTGTGCACAGCGTCATGCTCCTTGGAACTCATATGCCCCCGAACCCAGGCATCGGTCGCACTGACCTTCGCATCGTGGGCACGCTCGATGATCCTTTGACTTGGGCTGGGCACCTTCTGCACGACTGAACTGGGTGCTCCGGGGCCGTCTAGCATCGAAATTTTCACCATAACCTCACTTATGCAGACGTTTATGCACAGACCCCCGCATTAGGGCTATCCAAGAGTGCATACCCAAGCGTTTATGCGCATATCTATGCTGAGGGCGTAAAACACCCGCCCTACCGACTGAGGGCTAAATCCTTGCGACGCGACGATTGGGGGATAGCGATGACATAGCTCAAGCCAGGGGGTTTCGACTATCTAATAGCCCTATTGGAGCCCTGGTTATGATCCGAAGCTCGTTTAACACAAGGACGATTATGCGTAGTCACTATGCAGCAATCGAATCTAATCAATAGCTTGGCACTGATTGCGAGAAGCTGGATCACTCACTGATTGGACAATAGCCTGTCATCATGAATGCGGCTCACTCAGATGTTCCACCAGGCAGAACACAAGCTCGAAAGCTTTGGCG